TCCCTGTTGTAATTCTACATCTGTCTTCTGTCTTTCCATTTCTATTGATGGATCTATTTCTCCACCCTCACGTTGTACATATAGTTTCTTTGATGTTTGTTGCATACCTGTTCTACTATGATCTTCTGATTCTGAATCACTTGTTTCACCCGGCTCGTATGTAAATCCTGTCTTTGTTACAAGTAAATCTTTAATCTCTTTTGGTAAGTCATTCCAACTCTTCATCATAAATCTTGGTGATGGTGCGTGAATTTTCTGAAGTGCTTCATATCTTTCAGTTTCGCCCATGTTATCCCATACCTTATTTACTAATATATCCTTAACAAAAAACGTATCGTTTATGTGAATGTCATGTAATCTTCCATCTTCCTTAAAAACCTGTATATAAGTGTTGCCCATCTTAACAACTATACCTCTATCCTCTTTACCGTTGACATAGAAGTGTATATCATCGCCTACCTTTGTGCTTGAGATCTTGTTCATATCTGTTTTCCTACTTCTGTTTCCTGCCGATCCTATATAAGTTTCACTATGTCTGCCCTCAATGTCATTCTCACCCCTACCTTGTACAAATCCCATGTCTAAATTGCCTTGACCGGGTGAATCCTTACTCTGCTGTACCATTCCTACTGGATCTTCATGTTCTAGTCTTGAAGTTCCTCTTCCCTCATTGGGTGTTCCTACTGGCTGTGATCCCTGTGGTACTATAGGCTTACTCATATATTCCATTGGTTCAGGCGTATGTTCTGTTTCAGATCCAAAGCCAAATTCTGAACTGCCTGCTGGTTTATCTATCTCTTGATTGTTATTAGGAAGTGGTTCTTTCTCTACCTCTTCATTTGGGTTTTCATCTGCCTCTCCCTCTGATTGATAAGCTGGAGGTGGATGTTCCCAACCGTCTAATTCTGCATCGCCTATTGCTGCAGGATCTAATTCGCCATCAGGAATAAAAACTGATCTGCCTGATACCTCTTGCCATTGTCCTGATTCACCTGTGCTTGGGTTTCTTATAGGTGGGTGTTTCCAAGGCTTTTTAACTTGATCTACCATATATACTACTTGTTCTATTCATTTATAAAGTTTCTATCCAAATAGTGCATCTTTTAAGCCTTTTCCTACCTCTAATACATACCAGCCATCACCAGATTGTACTGCCTTACACGCCAACACCAAGCTGTCAGGATAGTCGTCATGCTCATCTGACTTTATCTTCATTATGCCTGATTCTGTATATTCTCTCCTAAGATATGATAACTGATAAACCATTTTATCTATGTTCTTTAATTTGATTTTATGATTCTCAAATAACAGCCTAAGATTCTTATACATTTCTGCCTTCTCTTGCAGTGTGAAAATAACCCCTCTAACAGGCAACCCATTCTCTCTCCCAAGATCTACAAGTCCACCACCAAGCCCTGTTTCGTCTATGTATATTGTCTGCACATCATACTTTCGTGCAAGCTCACCCATTCTTCCAGCAACTTGAACCACGTTAGATTGCCCTTCATTTTCAACCTCTTCTACAAACACTGTGTTGTTGTCATCAACACCACATATTGTATATACTGTTTCATCTCTTCCTGTTCTAGCAACATCTACTCCCATATAATATCTTACCCTGCCACTTGGAGTCCCATCTGTTATGGCTTCCATTATCAAACTGTTTGGTATTAATGCATCACCTATATCTAAGAACTCACCTTTAATTTCTTGAACATATTCTTCTCTTGTTAGTTTTTTAATTTCATTTAAGAAGGCAGGATCTTCTTCAACCAATGGGTTCTGTGTAGATTCCACATGGAACTCTGTCCACATACCATCTGGGTTATTTGGTTTTGCGTTTTGACACGCCTCGTAGAAATACCCACTTTTTGAAAATGGTGTTGATGTTAACCATACCCTAGCCTGTGTTGCCAAACCAGATGGAAGAAATGCTTTAAGTATGTCCGTCTTAATGAAAGAACATTCGTCAGCAATAATAACGTGAGGTGAGTAACCTCTCAAAGACACACCTGTTTCTCCTGTTGCCCTAGTGATTATTTTTGATGATCCTGTATTGTCTAAAAACCTAACGTGCATTTCTGTCTGTGTGTTTCTTACGATATATCCCTTTAGAAAATCATTGTTTATTATCAAATCCCTAATTCTGCCGAACATGATTGTAGCCTGATTTTGTGTGGGTGCTGCAATTACTATTGTGCAATCTGTATTTACTGTCTTTAACATAATAGGTGCGAAGAACGCAAAGTGTATTGCCTTAACTGCTGTTGACATGGTTTTACCCACCTGTCTGCCTGATCTATACACAATAAACCTATCCTTACAATTTACATATTTTTCATTATATGGAAACAACTCATGGTTAAGAAACACCTTACTAAATTTAGCTGGGTTAGTTGCACACTCTGTCAGGGTTTGAAGGAAGTTTTGCCTTTCTTCAAGCACTTCTTTCTCTGGTCTAGCCATATTTTATCTCACTCTCAACATCAGATATTCTCCGTTTTACGGATCTCAGCCTAATTGTAATAAACCTTAATTCCTGTTCATCTTTCTCTATTTCTAGTTTTCTCTCTAATTCTTCCTTGTACGTTTTATATTCTTTCAAACGTCTAGTGTTATCTCTATCATCACCCATGACATTTACACCTACAAGCCATCATCTCGGCTATAATCTCATCAGTACAATGCCCACATTTCACACAACATATCATCTAAACATCATCCTCTATTCTTTGGAATACCTGTATCGTTCTTATAAGTCTTAGGTTCATGGCAATCACACTCACAATCTACTTCTCTTATCATAGACACTTCTGGGTAATGACCACATTTAACACAGTAGTCATTACTGTATTGGTGGTTAGTGTCATTCAACCTTTCTTCGTCTGACAGGTTTGCGTTAACCAGTTCCAATCACCATATGTTTTGACTTGATGTGCAATATAACTGCATCGGAGTCTTTGAATCCTCCCTTACCACAATAGATACAATGTGTTATTTCTGTCATTCTGTCTTCTGTGCTTTTATCTGTCGGAATATGTTTGATATGTCACCCTCTTTGGTGTATTCTGCCTTCTCTGACAAAATTACTTTAGAACTTAGTTCATTTAACCCTTTCATTATTTGTAAGAATGAGTTTATTTCTGCCTTTGTATTTCGATCAGGTATGTTTCCATCCATCTTTGATTGTGTCAATGCCATTAACACATTCTCAAATGATAGTTTCGCTAACATATCTAACATCTCTTTTAAATCTTCAGGTTTTCTAGTATCTAATTCATTGATAAATTTGACAAAATCTTCTCTTATTACACAAACTGATCCAGCTTCATACTTTGGACACTTACCATTACCACCATCTTCTATTGATCTATAAACACATTGATCACATAATGCTGGTATATTTGCAGTTTTTAAATGCTTGGCAGAGTTAAAAGGTGATACCGTCTTTCTTTTATCAATAACAACCTGTCCCCCCTTACCTATTGGTTTTATCTTAAAAATACCTTCATCTTTACCCATATTGCCAATTACTAAATCAAAGTATATAAAGATTATTTTACAAAGTTTTCATCATAGTAGCCATACGCTTTAAGCTGTGGCATAAACATTAGTGCTATTGGTGTTTTTAACAGAGAGGAGTAATCACAATCTAGTATTCCATCTATAGTTATCCCACATTTTTCCATATGTTCTTTGTGTTGTTCACATACATGGCGTAATATTGGTATCATACCCCTACCTCTTTCACCAAAAAGCATGGTCATTGATTCATTATTATTCAGAACTACTGACTTTTTTGATAGCACAGCACCTATCCACATGGCTGTATTGACACTTTCAAATATACCATCTTTAATGAATTTAGCCTTTGCCAACCCATGATATTTCATATTCTTTGGCAACTTTCTAATCTGCTCTCTCATCTCCTCCCTATCTTTCATTTCACCCACACCCACCATTGTGTTTGGTTCTGCCCTAAGTTGAGCTATATGGTGTAGGTAGTTT